GTATCTTTTGATATAAAACCACTTGGAGTTTTATCTATAACTGTTTGTGCCCATTTAGTTTTTTTATGATATGGTAGGAAATGTTTAGTAAACAATGGCCTAGCCATTTTATCTCCTCTGACTCCGTACTTAGTAATTTCAATACTAGTAGCATTATGATTTAATAATTCTGAATTGTGTTTAAATTCTGGAGGAGATCCTTTAAATCCTTGTTTGTCCCATTTAGCAATATCGTATGATAATAGTTGTCGACAACCTAGCGAGACTACTTTACCTGTGTTGTTATCTTCTAGCAATGCCTTTTTTACCATACAGTGTATCAATCTTTTCTTTAACAACTTCGGATAGTACTAATCGGTCAGTATACGGCATGTCCCATATTACATTTATAGGATTGTCGCTCCATACACTTAGGTTGCATATATCTTGGATCAGGGCCCTTGAGTCTTGTTCGAAACTTTCAATAAACTTCGTAATCTTAGCATCATCAGTTCCTAGACTCAAGAGCCTGCGGAAAAAAAACTTGTTGGATCAAATAACATGTCTGTCTTGTAATCTTCTTTACAATAATCACATGTTGCTGTAATTTCTCTAATAATTCCAAATTCTTGGAATGATTTTAATTCATCTTCAAGTCTATCGCATGATCCTCTATCTAAATTAGCTAACCAACCTGCAATATGTTTAATGTCTGTAATTTCTTTTGGTTCTTCATCAGTATCCTTACCTGGAATAACTACTTTTAAAATAGCACCAGTAAGTAAATCTTGACTCAAATCTACTAATGAAGCAAAGCCAGCGTTAGCAATATTTGTTTGATCTTCAATTTTTTCGCCCCGTTGTTCACTTGATTGTAAGTTACGCATTGAATCAAATTGCATTTTAAGTAATCTTCCTTGATCCTTTAAATTATAAGGTCTCAAGTGTACTTCTAATCCTGTTGATAAAACCACGGTTCCTAATTTATCTGGAATGGGTCTTAATGTGCTGATTATCTGTCCTAAACTTACATTTATTCGCTGAGCCTTGCCGTCTGCTTCATTACAGTTATGAGAAACGTCCATTGGCATGTCATCTCCGTAACTAGCCATCTTAATAGCAACTAGTATCATATCAACATCTGCAGAAGGTATTTCGTCTACGTTTTCAATGTCAGGTACTGAACTTTTGATAACACCTCTCATTGCTTCGCCGTTAAATAAAGCATCAGGATTCTTTAGACGTAATTCATCTTTAGCAGTCATCGGATATATTGCTAATTCTCCGCTATCAGATAGTGTAAGTTTATCTTTGTAGAACCTACCATTAGAGGGCAAAGTAATATATGTACCCGGTTGTCTAAAATAATCCGATAAAGGATTGGCAGTTTGCCCGGAAAGTGGGTTTTTATTATCCATGTAGTTAATCCTATCAGGTAAATAAGGCTATAGAAGCCTTTTATTTGTAAATATACTTATACCAGGTTATAACGAATCAAAGGTCCAAAACCGCTATGGAAGAAGAATTAAAAGAAGCAATAGATAAGTTAACTGATCAGATTGCCAAGCTCGGTCGTGATATTGGTAATAAAGGATCATCAACAGGTGGTAATAGAACAAAGTCAGCTAACAAAGCTTCAGGAGCCAGCGATGATGTTGCTAAAAAACTTAATTCACTTGGTGCTACAGCAAAAGGTACTAGTAAAAGCCTAGGAGATATGACTGGAGCCAATGCTAAACTTATAACTTCATCAACTAAATTGAATTGGCAACAAAAAGCAACTCAAAACAGATTAAAGTCATTTGGTGCCGGTTTAGCAGACGCTGGTAAATCTGGACAAGACTCATTAAAGCAATTATCAGGTGCATTAATAAACGGAAGTTCAACGTTTACTAAAGTTCTAGGTAAATTTGCATTAGGTTTAGGATTTGCCTGGGGAACATTAGAAAACTTTGCAGAAGCCGCTAGAAGTGCAAGCGGAGCATTAAACTTAGGTGCAGTAAGTGTTGGCTTAATGCAAACACAATCAATGATGTCTGGACTTGGTAAAGAGTTTGCAACTGTTATTAATGAAAGTGGTGGTGGTTTTAAGTTATTAGGAGCAACTACAGAAGACGCAGTTAAAAACTTATCTCAAATGTCGAGAGCAGTTAGAAACGGTTCTTCTATGATGGGCAACCTTACAAAAGCACATGGAGTTTCTGCAAAGTCAGTTAACGAAACAGCTAAGTTAACAGCACAATTAGGACTTACTGAAAAACAGAGTGCTAGTTTAATGGCCGCCGGACTAGATGTTGCAAGAAGGGCAGGAGTAGATCAAGATAAAGCAATGCAAGTAGCAATTAAGAGTTATGCTACTACCGCAAAGACAGCTAGAGGATTAAGTGATCAGTTTGGTGTTAGTGCTCATGCAATTATGCAAGCATCTATGGCTTTCCAAAAGTCTATTGCAGGACAAAGAGCCGCAAACTTAGGAGTAGGTTCTGATGCTACTGAAATTCAAGGCGTTATGGGACAATTACTTGGCAATCTAAGTCAAGATCAAAGAGATAGAGCATCAGCCGCAATGGCCGCAGGACAAACAGGTCAAGCGGTTGCTATTGCAACAGAAGGAAAGACTGGTGCTGAAGCCGCCGCAATCGCTTCAGCGATTGCAATGATGGATACAGGTCAAAAAACTAAAGGTGACGGTACATTATTAGACGCAATGAAAAGCATGGAAAGCGCCTCAATGAATACATGGGCATCTAATGAAAACTTTGTTGATACTAATATGAATGCCGCGGCCGGAATTGGATTAGCATTTAAACGCCTAAGCGATACTACAAATAAATCTGATAAAGATGCTGAGGCTAATTCTAAAAAAGGAAAAACCACAGAAGCAGGTAATATTGAATCTTTAACAAACATGAAAACATCAGTTGATTTTGCTAAAGGAGCGTTCTGGGGATTAGTTGCAGGTGGAGTTGGATTATTAGGTACCTTTATGTCGTTGGCGGCCGCAGGTAGTGCCGCCGCACTATCAATAGGCGGTAGTGGAGGTATGCTTAAAGGATTATTTGGTAGCGTTAAAGACGGCTTTAGCAAAATGACTTCTGGTGCAATAGGCGGAGGATTAAAAGGTGCAAAAAGTGTAGTAGGAGGAGTTGCAAGTAAACCTGGTTTATTAGGTAAGGCAGGAGGATTTGTAAAAGGAATGATGGGTGGTGGAGGTACTACACCTGAAATGCCTAGTACTTCTGGTTTAACTAAAAGTACTGCCGCATTAGGGAAATTTGGAGAAAAAACTAAAAGCGTAGGATCTATGATTAAAGATACTATGGGAGGAATAGGATCAGGGCTTTCTAAGCTCTTTAAAGGAATTGGCGAAGGTATGACATCGTTTGGCAAAGGGATTGCAGGTCTTGCTAAAGGAATAGGTAGTGCAATGACATCAATTGGAGCTGGCGCCGCTAAACTTGGAAGTGGATTAGGTAAAGGAATTGGAAAACTAGTTCAGTATTCATTAGAAGGAATAGGCAAAGGATTATCCGCAGTATCAAATCCAAAATATTTTATCGGAGCCGCAGTATTAGCCGCAGTTGGTGGAGCAATGTGGATTGCTGGTAAAGCATTCCAGCAATTTTCAAACATTAATTGGGGCGGAGTTATTGCAGGAGGTATTGCTTTAGGAGTAGTTACTGCTGGAGCCGCACTTATTGGAGCTTCAGGTATGATTGCACCTATTATGTTAGGTGCATTAGCAATAGGTGTACTTGGAGCCGCATTAATTCCGTTTGCTTTTGCCGCAGGATTAGCAGGAGAAGCAATGATAGATTTAGGTTATGGGTTGCAAATGATAGGTACAGTCCCTATTGGAACATTACTTGCATTAGGCCCTGCATTAGCATTAATGGGAGTAGGACTTGCCGCACTAGCAGGAGGCGGAGCACTTAGTAGCTTTATGGGAATGTTCCAGTCCGAAGGACCAATTGATAAGATAGTTAAAATTGCTGGAGCCGCAAAAGGTGTCCAGTTAATGGCTACTTCGGTTGCTAGATTTGGTAGAAACTTAATGATTTTTAATAAAGGATTAGAAGGAGTATCTGAAACAGCATTAGATAAGTTAGATTCCTTTATTGATATGACAAGTAACATATCCTCAGATGCAGTTAATGGAATTGGAGATTTAGCAATATCTATGATGATGTTATCAACATCATTAAACAATACAGATTTTAATAAATTAAACTTACCGTTAGACTTGGCAGATAGATATCATGATTTAGCCGCAGGTATATTAGTAACTGCATCAGCATTAGATCAATTACCAAAACCTAGTATGTGGGATACTATTATTGCAGGTGTAGGTAGCTTATTTGCTAAAGATCCTGAACAACCAAAAGCATTAAGTTCTGCAACAGTGTCAGAATCAATACAGCTGGAAAAAGAGGAAACCACTACATATGCAGACGGACGTACAGAGACTACTAAAGAAACGCTTACAGTACTTCAAAGCATTGAAGGACATATAAGCCGTGCTGAAAAGAATACAAGACCACAAGCATTAATTGGTTCACCAAGAGTTAGTGGATAATAAAAGAGATACGTTTTGGTAATTAACTATTAATATAAAAAGGTAAGTAAGAGTATGGCATCATGGAAAAAACACTTTAAGATATGGGATCCCCAGAACGAGCAGACTAACAATGGTCCGAGACAGTCTGGAGGAAGCTCATCAAAATTTGCAAGCTGGCTTCAAGACGTATACACAGGGCAACCTAACAGAGTAGAACGTTACAGTCAATATGATCAAATGGATCAAGACTCAGAAGTTAATGCGGCATTAGATACTGTTACAGAATTTTGCACTCAAGAAGATCCTATAACAAATCTTCCTTTTGCAATTAGATGGTCTTCGGATCCAACACCAAGTGAAAGTAAAGTTATTAACGAAACACTTAAAAAATGGTGTGCTATTAATGATTGGGATTCAAAATTATTTAGAACTTTTCGTAGTTCAATTAAATTTGGTGATCACTTTTTCTTACGTGATCCGGAAACATTTGAATTATATTGGGTAAACCCAGGTGACGTTAAAAGAGCAGTAATTAACGAAGCAGAAGGTCGTAAAGTTGAACAGTATGTTATTAGTAACTTGCACCCTAACTTAGGAGCAAAAGTAGCAACTAAGCCAATTGAAAGTGTGCAGTCTATGGCTAATGCTGTACAAGCAGGTCCAAACAATCAATATAGTGTTTCTAATAGTGCTTATAAGAGCGGACAAACCGGAACTGAAGTCACAGTTGATGCAAAAGATATTATTCATATTAGTTTAAGTGAAGGATTAGATGCTAACTGGCCTTTTGGTGCTAGTATACTTGATAGTGTATTTAAAATTTACAAACAAAAAGAATTACTCGAAGATGCAATTATTATCTATCGTGTACAACGTGCTCCGGAGCGTAGAGTATTTTACATTGATACAGGCAACTTGCCTAGTCACCAAGCAATGGGATTCTTGGAAAGAGTTAAAAACGAAATTCATCAAAGACGTATTCCAACTAGATCAGGTGGCGGCACAGCACTAGATGCAAGTTACAATCCATTAAGTATCATGGAAGACTTTTTCTTTGCTCAATCAGCTGATGGTAGAGGAAGTAAAGTTGAAGTATTACCAGGCGGAACTAACTTAGGCGAGATAGATGATTTAAGATTCTTCTCTAATAAATTATTAAGAGGCTTGCGTATCCCAAGCAGTTATATGCCAACTGGTCCTGATGATAGTGCGGCCCCAATGACAGATGGTCGTGTAGGAACGGCGTTAATTCAAGAATATCGTTTTAATAGATATTGTCAAAGATTGCAAGGCTTGATTATGCCTAAGTTAAGCA